CACCGAAGTTAAGAATCTTGCCCTTATATACGTGACGAACAGGTTTGTTCACACGGTTATACATTCCATCGCTTGTAAGCACACGGTCGGAGACAGAGATATCCTCAATGCGCTTAGGACCCTGCTCCGTATAGACAAGGGTATCGGGGGCGAAACACTGGTCTACGTAGCGTGCTGTGTTATTGAATACACGTAGCATAGGAACGATGCCGTTGCTGATACCACCAGTGCCACGAATGAGTGAGCCAGTCGCACGAATATTGGAGATGTGGAGACCGATGCCACCACCGTACTGACTAATCAAGGCACAATCCTGTAAAGTATCGTAGATTCCACGAATGGAATCGTCTTTCATGGCGAGAAGGAAGCATGAGGAGAGTTGAGGACGCTTAGTACCGGAATTAAACAGTGTTGGTGTAGCATGGGTATAGAACTTTTGTGACATTAAATCGTATGTTTCAAACGCACGCTTCAAATCGGCACCCCAAAGACCGAGGGCAACACGCATCCATAGATGCTGAGGACGTTCAACAATATGACGATTGGTATCACGGAGTAGATAGGCTCGTTCCAGCGTTTTGAGTCCAAAATAGTCAAGGAGGAAATCTCGTTCGTAATGAATATGGGATTCAATCAGTTCAGCGTTATCTTTAACGAGTTTTACAAAGTCAGGGTCAAGGAGGGAGGCCGGTTCACCCTTTTTGTCGCAAACGGCATCAAGTATTTCTACAACTGCTAACATGGTAGGAGGTGTGTTCTTTTGGTGATTACTAATAGCGATTTGACTTGCCAAATCGGCATAGTCGGGATGAATCGTAGACCAGGAATACGCAAGACTTGCGGTAATGTTATCAAGTTCAGTGGTTGTAATACCATCAACGATACGGGCTAAAACGCCTTGGGCGACTTTCGTTGGATTTACCGTGAGCCCAGCAGCGGCTTTGGTAATACGTTCTTGAACTTTTTCAAAAGCAACATCTTCACGTCTTCCGTCTCGCTTCACAACTTGCATGTTCTGTTCCATTGTTGGGAAATGTGTCAACGGAATTTGGACGCAAAGGATGACTCAATTTTTTACCGCACCCATAAATAAGATGGTGGCTACAGAATGGCTTATATTTTCCTTCATCGTATTTGCGATAGCACTCTACGGGTTGTCGCATATCAATAAATTCCGCCTTCATGAGGGTTTTCAGCCCATTGAGGATTTGAACAACAATCGTTTCTGGTTCAAGGACTGGAAAGAGGCCACGTTCAAAGGTCAGGTGCCGGTGGGAGCACCTGAACGGGACCAACTCTCACCAGGCGACGCTTTCTCGGTCAGCACCGAAAAACTCCTTTCACCTGTTCTAACACCATTAGGTGTATTGGAAGCGGAAGCAGGTTGGGATAGAACTACGTCTCAGGTATGTTATCAAACTGACGCAGGTGAAGTGCTTAAGAAGACCCGGAACTTCCTACAACGCACTAATAACTATCCCCGATCCTATCCCGACTCATGTTCGGCACCATTCCACGAGTTTTTAGGTACATTTTACGCACCGGCGGTAGGCGGCATCGGTCAAACGCCTGCTAAGGGAACAAATTACCCTCGCCAGACTCAGTGCGCCAAGTGAGCCCAACGACCAAACGACCAAACAATCAAAACAATTTGTATATGTACCAATGGTACTTGTACAAATCAAAAAACATTTATTCGGCCGATGATTCTACCTCGGTTTCCTCCGCTTCGTCGTCGGCATCCTCACCTTCATCAACCTCTTCCATATCATCATCAACAAACATCGCTTTCTCCGCATAGCGTCCGTCTACGCGCGCCGCCTCCACTTCGGCCCAGAAGTTTTCATAGGCCGGCTGACCGACCTCGGCCCACCAGCGACGATTACGAATTACAGTTGTTGTAAAATAATCGTGAACGTACCAGACCGTCTCTTCCAACACAACCAATCCATCTAAATTGTCAGGAGTCCAGGCACAACATTGAGCGAATCCGGCTTCAGTGGATGGATAAAGAGGACTGTACCGATATTGGTACGATTCTACTTCATGCTTCTCTTCCATAACTGTACCCTCTTCTCGTTCTACTGGAACCATAGTGGGCGGTTTTCCTATTACCGCAATCTTTCCCATCCATGGATTCTTAGCACCCACCGCTGGAGTGTATTTAGCATCTTTTAACATCATGGAGGTTAATCGCATTTCAATGTAATCCACTGCGTCAACATCACACACTTCTGCCTGTAACTGCATTTGGCAGTAATAATCGGTTGGAATTACATTATTGATATTACGAGTGATTGGCGACTTGATTTCTAAAAGGCGACCGGACCGGGGTCCGCTGATTATCATACCGTCTGGCGAAGCGGCTAAGCGTGGCAACGTAGGATGCCGAATGCGACCTAAACCGTCAAACACTTCACCTTGAGCGAAGCAACGTTCAAAGAGCTGACAAACAACCGATTCATAACGCCACCCCCACCGAAACGGAGACAACTTACCGTCCGCATCACATAAATAGACACTCTGCGATGAACTCTCCTGTTCGTGTTCATTGATTACAACGGGTAATCCGCATTTCTTCGCAACCACTAAGCCTATTCCTTTGGTCGTTCCGTTAACCACGCTACCGAACTCATGACCTGTTAGAAGGTTTAGGGATTCGTTGTGCCAAGCCGCCGACTTTTGCGCTGTTTGGGGTAGCGATTTTAGTCGTTCAACATTTTCTGGTCGGGCGATTAAATTATTTAACGCAACTTGTTGACGAAACAGGAAATATTCGTAATATGCTGCGCGGAGAATTAAAATCGCATCATTTTTTGCTTTTGTCGTTTTAAAAGCGGTATTTACGAAGAATTTATTTGCTTCGTTCATCTCTTCTTCCATCCAATCGGCTAAGTCGTACTCGTCTAAAAGAGTTGGAGGATCTACCGATATCCAATCGTCCAGCCAAGATAAAGATGCGGTGTAAGGCATTCCTATATTAGCGGACATTTTAATCGTTTCTGTTTCATGGATCACTTGTGGTTCTCTTTTTGGTCTGTCGGCTGACTTCAATTTTGAACGATGCTGAGTGTGTTGGATCTCCATCGCGTATTATTTTTAAACCACGGATGCTCAAAATTTTTCCCTCTTCATAAACAATTTGTTGTTTGGTGTTTAAAAGTTTGGAATCGTTCGCTTTCACTAACGCCTTATTTAGGTTCTCCTTCTCTTCGTTAGAGAGCCCAGGGTACGACTCGGCAAAAGTACGAAGTTTTTGTAGACGTAATCCACGTTCTAAACGTAACCAAGGTTTAGTAGTACTAACAGCATGCGATTCCGCTTCAAAAAAATTTGTTAGACGACTCATTGGTGTTTGAGCACTCGCTCCTGATATATCAGTGATAGGTGGCACAACCGCTCCAGAAATATCATGAGTTGAGGAAATGGGTGGCGAAGCAGGAATTGCCGGTTGAGGAGAGGCCGCACGCTTGATTCGTCTCGTTTTAACACGAAACATTCCTATTATATTGATATATTCAATAAAGGTTTAGACTACAAATGATTTAAAAAAAAATAAAAAACAGATTAGTAATGACATCGGTCCAGTCGTATTACAAGGAGCCAACAAGTATCCGTCGTCAATTTACTGTTTATCCATACTACGCCTCCGGTGTTAATACATTTTTTACGGTACAAAATAATACTCTTTTTCGTGCTCAGTACGATTTGAGTGGTGTAGATTATGTTGTAGCCCGAGATTTGGGTAAGGAGGTGGAAATTCACGGCGTTGACCCCAATTTACTCGCTTTATGGACTGGAGACGCTGTTGATACTTTCGCCGATTTTACGAATGCGCAAATCTTGAAGAAGGGAACTGCCCGTAAATTTCAGGTGCTGAGTATGACCTCTGGAGATGCTCAGGGAGGTCCTACATATATTGGTGAAGATACAAGTCGTTTGTGGTATAATACTTATACTGGTAGTAATGCTGCCCAGTATGGGGGTGCTGGAGAGGCATATATGGATCCATTTAATAGCAACGGATTGTTTAATACATCAGGACAGAACATGCCAATTAATGACTTATTAATTGTTGGACAAGGACAAACCACCTTTAGTAATAATATTATGCAGAATCTTCCATTTGGAACATTTTATGCTGTAAATGACCCGATTATTGTTGGATATAATTTTTCCTCAACTCCAATCAGCCGTGCTATAAAAAATCGTATTGACGAAACTACGTTGTTCTAATTCTCTAAAAATCACATTTAACTGTAATGGTTTCATCAAAATCAATACAGTTATGTTTAGCGGTTAATACAATCGTGCTTTGCTTCGCAGCAGCACATTACGCATTTTTAGAATCGGTGAATTATAATTTTACACTTACAATAGTTTCAGTTTACTTCAAAGATTTCTTAATTGTGGAAGCACTCAATGGACTTGTCAGCCAACGTCGTTATATATTTTATAACGATATTCCTCGCTTACAAGAGTTTGATACCCAAGATTTTGTTTCAACTTATGGAGTGGAAGCGTTGAGTTTTGTTGGCGCACTCGCAATGGCACCGCCTACAACATCACCTGCCTTAGAATATCTCCTTTTTATCCCAAACTCCTTTGTCTTTGAACTATTGTTTGACTTTTTCCATTATTGGACCCATCGGTTCGGTCATTCCCATCCACTCATATACAAACATATACATAAACTTCATCATAGCGACCCATTAGTCAATGCTTATAATACATTTCATCATACATTCGCCGACATCGTTCTTACAAACGCTGTACCTATTCTCCTTACCTCCTATTTATTCCCTCTGCCACGATTCACATTGACACTGCTCTTTTGGTTCAAAACGATTGTAGAAGTTTCCGGTCATACGGGGAAAGATACAACTAGTTCATTTTTACAGTTTATCTATTTACCTAGACTATTTGGCATAGAATTGTACTCTAGAGACCACGGTCTACATCATTATAATCCAAATTTTAATTTTTCAAAACGGTTCTCTATTTGGGATAAGGTGTTTGGAACGTTCAAACCTGGAACAACTTTGCGAGACATTGAGTAGCAATGAACACCCTTCTAGGACAACCAGATGCGATTCCTGTTAGTCTTGGCTGGAGTTGTCATATGGCTCTCTATATTCAGGAGTTAGGTGATATGGAGCGCCGACGACATGAGCGCCATGTCTTTGACTGGTTTGGCTCACCAATGTGGTCAATTTGTGAATTGATTGATTTAGATTTTGAGGGGATGACCGACCGTACAAAAATTATTCCTCGCCGCCGTTATATTGAAAATTTTAAAGAGATTTTATCGCATACAGAGTACGAACTACGATTTCTACATGAATTTAAGGATGATAGAAATATTACCGACGACGAATGGAAACAATTTGAGGAGAAATACAAACGTCGTGTTCAACGCTTTCGTGACTTATTAACAATGGCCAAACAGACAAATAGGAAAATTATCTTTTTTCGTTTGGAACAGATTTTTCACAATCGTATTCAGTATATAAATAGATTTGAAAAAGAAGATTTTTATGTAAATTATTTCGCCGAACAAATGCGACAGAGAGGCATTAGGTTTCAAATTATCTATTTAACAACGAGCCCAGTAAGGGGTTATAAGAATAATATTATTTATGTACCGTTCGCCAAGGATAAACCAGACAGGGAAATTGGATTCAATCAAATACAGGAAATTATTAAGGTGAATTTACCTTATATTCGTGAGGCGTTAAGGGCCGTTTAGAAGAACATTACCAATGATAGAATGGACGGAGGTGATTCAATTGAATCCCGATGGGACGCCTATGAAAAGTCAAAACGGTACGGATATCCTGGGCTCTATGACCCTACGGCAGCCCCTCAAACCTGCCCTATCCTGAGAGTTCGTAAAGAGTATAATGCGCGCGATGCGATTAATAGTCGTGCGTGGGACTTTTTCCACGCTACTCCACCGACTCAAGTATCGTCGCATAATCTTCA